TTCTGCTGCAGAAGTATTATCAGATATTGGTGCTATTACAGCTAGTTCTACTGATACTTTAACAAATAAAAGTATAGTAGCAACTCAACTAACTGGAACAGTTCCTACAGCTAGACTAGGAAGTGGCACAGCATCCAGCTCTACTTATTTAAGAGGTGATAGTTCATGGGCAACAATTTCAAGTACTCCTACTAAAGTAGTTGAATCAATGCCACTAGCTTCTGGTGGAGCAGTAACAGCTGGTAGAGGTGTATCAATAAATTCAAGTGGTGAAGTTGGAATACTACCAACATTAAATACATTAGGTAGTGAAGTTGCAGGATTTACAAATGGTGCTAGTCTTAATGAAAACAAAGGTTTTACAAGAGATGGTTCAAAACAAATTAGAGGTGTTGAATCTGGTACTGGAACATCAGCAATATATACATTAACAGGATATGCTATTAATGATGCAGGAGCTATGTCTACAGGTAGTACTACTGTAACAATTCCTATGAAAACTTTTGTATCTAGTGGTGTAAATATGCAAGTACAACATTTTCATACTGTAGCTATAGATAATGATAAAGTTCTACTTTTAGCTGGTGGTTCTTCTACTACAAATGGTGGTGGTGGTACTGGAGGAGGTTCTCAAGAAACTGAAGCAGAACTAGCACTTGTTGTTATATCAATTGCTGATAATGGTGATTTAACAAAATCTTCTAATTTATTATCTTATACTTCAGGACCTACAACATCAACCTGGCCTACTTATTGGTATAGTGGATTAGCTAAAGTTTCTGATACTGTTTATACATTAGCTATTTATAATGATAGAGGAATAGATACTTGGAAAAAAACTTTAACTATTTCTGGAACATCACTATCTTCTAGTGCAGATGATACTGAGGGATATGATTTAACTGATCCTACTGTAGCTGGTGCTACTAATAAAGCATCTTCAGGAACATTATCTTTTCTTGGTGCACCAGGAATGACTTTTGCTGATGGTTGTAATCCAACTCTTTTAACATCAGGTAATAAAGTTGTTAAAATGGAATCTGATAGTGTAGCATATCAAGTATCAAGCTATAGTACTGATAATATTGGTACACCAGCATCTACAACAATAATTACGGATAATTATGATACAGATATTCAATGGTGGGTTTTAGACCAAAGTAATGTAATGGCATCATATAAATTAGCAACAACACAAGAACATGTATATAGAACATTTTCAGTTAATGCTTCAACAGGAGCACTAACAAGTACATATCTTTATAATACAGGAGCACAAAGAACTGCAGCTAATGAAAAAGCTTTACATTATTGTATTGCTCCTAGAAGAGATACAACAGCTGCTGCTCAAACATTAGTTGGAGTTAATAATTGGGATTCTAGTGGTTCTCTTAACTATATTAATTCTATGTCATTAGATATTAATGGACAAGTTTTAGGATTTAATGTAGGAACTTTAATGACTTCAACAAGTGGTATGTCAGAAGAATTACCATTGTATCTTAGTGATACTGCCTATGGTTCAACTTATTTAAAATCTAGTGTTAGATATTTCCAACCATATACTGTTAATGCTGCTTCAACAGTTAAATATAATCATATAGGTTTTGCAGAAGCAACATCAAGTTCAGGTGCACAAGATATTACAGTAGCTGGTGTAGCTGCTGGATTTAGTAGTTTAACTCCAGGTTCATTATATTATACAACTTCTACTTATACAGGTGAAGTTACTACAGACTCAGCATCAGGAAATTTAGTTGGTAAAGCTGTATCAGCTACTGAAATTCTTTTAAATAGGGATACATAAAAATGAGTTTATTATTAAGTAAAGAAGAAGCAAAAGCAAGATTAGTAGAAACAGACTGGTCAGTTCTTCCTGATGTAAAATTAACAGAAGAAAGTAAAGAAGAATATATTAATTATAGATTTTATTTACGACAAGTTATTATTTCAGGACATGATTATTTAGAAATGGAGTACCCAGCAAAACCAACCCCAGTATGGGCAGAACAACTTCCTGACGAAGAGTAATATTGTCATGGAATATTTAATCATGACTCTTGGTTTAAAGGTAGCATGTGTAATAACTTCTATCTTAGGAGGTCTGTTTAATTATAATCAGAAAAAGATAATATCTCGAAAGGGAAATTCTGGAGGTCATATTAGATGGCATGCAGAAAGAGCAAAAGCAAGAAAAGAATTATTTTTTAGTCTTTGTCTTGCTATAGTAAGTGTGGAATTATTTATACCACCATTGTTACATCAGTTTGGTTTACATGTAACATTTGCACCACTATTAGCATTTTTAATAGGGTATAGTGGAATGAGATTAGTTCCTGCATTAGAAAGAAAGGTTACCAAGTTTTTAGATAAGGTAATGAATTAATATTTAATTAAAAGGAGATTAACAAATGGCAAAAGATAAAAAAACCCCATTTGAGTTACACGGTAAGACATATAATGTAGAAGATTTAAATCAAGAACAAGCACTATTATTCCAACATATTGGAGATATAGAAAGAAAATCATCACAATTATTATTTAATTTAGAACAATTAAATGTAGGTAAAGATGCTTTTATTTTAAAACTACAAACATCATTATTAGTAGAAGCAGATAAGAAAAAGAATAAAGATTCAAAATCTGAGGAGAATAAATGAAGCATCTAAAAAAATATTTAAAAGACGTAAAGACTAAAGTCTATCTTAGTATATGGAATTTTGTATATACTCTTGTTCATAGAGTAGATCAATTTCTTATGAAGCTTAGAGATAAGATTTAGGATATAGAAAGTGTCTAGAAATGATGTAATTAGAGATGCAGCAGAAGCTGATCTTCTAACTTTTATTAAATTAGTTGCTCCTCATATTTTATATGGTGCTATACATGAAGAACTTATTTCATGGTGGGGAAGACAAGAAGCTAAAGATAATCAGTTAGTATTATTACCTCGTGGACATATGAAAAGTAAACTAGCTGCATATAGGACAGCTTGGTGGATTACAAAACATCCAGAAACTACTGTTCTATATGTATCAGCTACTGCTGATTTAGCAGAGAAACAACTATATGCAATTAAACAGATAATAGATTCACCAATCTATAGAAGATACTGGAGTGATATGATTCACCCAGAAGAAGGAAAACGTGAAAAGTGGGCAGTAGCTGAAATAGCTGTTGACCACCCTAGACGTAAACTGGAGGGAATAAGAGATGCTACTTGTAAAGCTGTTGGGCTTACTAGTAATACTACAGGCTTCCACGCAGATATTGTCGTACTTGATGACATTGTCGTACCAGGGAATGCTTATTCGGAAGATGGAAGAGAAAAAGTAAGTAATGCTTATTCTCAATTAGCTTCTATTGAAAATCCAGGAGCACAAGAATGGGTTGTAGGTACTAGATATCATCCTCGTGATATATATGATACGATGATAAATATGAAAGAAGTACACTATGATGATGACGGAGAAGTACTCCAAGAAGATGAAGTATACGAATTGTTCCAAAAAGTCGTAGAAACAGATGGAGAGTTTTTATGGGCTAAGAGGACAAGAAAAGATGGTAAGGCTTTTGGATTTGATAGTAAAGAACTGGCTAGAATTAAGGCAAAGTATATTGATACAACTCAGTTTTATGCACAGTACTACAATGATCCAAATACTACTGAGAGTGCCAGAATTAGTAAAGAAAACTTTCAATACTTTGATAAATCTAATTTAACAAATAAAGAAGGTGATTGGTATATTAGAGATAGAAAGTTAAATGTATATGCTGCAATTGACTTTGCATTCTCTTTAAGAAAACAAGCTGACTATACAGCTTTAGTTGTAGTAGGTGTAGATCACCAAGCTAATTATTATGTATTAGATATTGATAGATTTAAAACAGATAAGATAGTAGATTATTATAAACATATATTAACTGCTTGGGAAAAATGGGGATTTAGAAAAATAAGAGCAGAGATAACAGTAGCTCAACAAACAATTGTAAAAGAATTAAAAGATAGTTATCTAAAACCAAATGGAATACCTTTATCAATAGATGAATTTAGACCAACTAGACATCTTGGAGATAAAGCACAAAGGATTGGTTCTGTATTAGAACCTAAATATGATAATTTACAAGTCTGGCATTATAAAGGTGGTAATTGTCAAACATTAGAAGAAGAACTTGTAATGGTTCATCCACCACATGATGATGTTAAAGATGCATTAGCAAATGCAATGGCAATATCATTAGTACCTAAATTACGTGCACATATGAATTTAGGTTTAAATAAAAAACAAATGACTCACAGCCGTTTTGGTGGTGTGAGTTTTAATTAAGGAAATAATATGGCTGGTGAAGTAGCAGAAATTCAAGGATTAATAGCACAAGAAAATATGGCTAAAGAATTAGCTGGACTATATAATCAATGGTGGATTCAAAGAAATAGTAAAGAAGCTGAATGGAGAGAACTTAGAAACTATCTATTTGCTACTGATACTACATCTACATCTAATAGTTCTTTACCTTGGAAAAATAAAACAACTCTTCCTAAGTTAACACAAATTAGGGATAACCTACATGCTAATTATATGGATGCTCTCTTTCCAAATGAAGATTGGATGAAATGGGAAGGTGCTACTATGGAAGCTTCTACTATGAAAAAACGTAGAGCTATAGAAGCATATATGAAAACTAAATTAAAAGAAGGTGGTTTTAGAGAAACTATTTCTGAATTAGTAGCTGACTATATTGACTATGGTAATTGTTTTGGAGAAGTACAATATGTAAATGAATCTCATGTAGATCCTATAACAGAAGAAACTGTTACAACATATAATGGTCCTAAACTTGTTAGAATATCTCCATTTGATATTGTATTTAATCCTGTATCTTCTTCTTTTGCAAAGAGCCCTAAGTTTACTAGATATGTAAAAAGTGTAGGAGAACTTAAAAAAGAAGTAGAAACTAGACCAGATTTACAATATAAAAAATCTGTATT